CGTTAGCGGCAAGCTGGAACGTGCGAACAGTGGCGTCACCCGCGTTGATGATGAACGCCGTTGACGTGACCAACCCGTCTGCAAATTCACCAACGGCATTGCGCAGACCGCCAGCCTCCTTGGTGGACGTCGCCAGGTCTTTGGTGAACTGCGCCAACACCGGCATGAACTCTGCGGCCAGTGCAGTCTTTGCACCGTCGATGTACTGATTTACGACTAGCAGTTCGTTGGAGAACTCTTTGGCAGCGGCGATGGTTTTGGTGTCGAGGATCGCACCTGCGGCTTCAGCCTGCGCGCCAAGTTCCTGCCACGCCTTACCGTTATCTTGTAACAGGGGCAGTAGACCGGTTGCGTCGTTGGCGATAGCCTCAAGGTAAAACGTCATTTCCTTTTGGCTGGCGTTCGCCTTCTGCAAAGACGAAACATACAGTTGCAACGCGTCAGCACTGTTCAGCTTTTTGAAGTTGTCAGCAGTCAAGCCAACCTTCGGCGCGATGTTGGTGAAGAAGTCAGCGAGCGGACCTGCACCGGTTTGCAGGAAGTCGCCCACCTTGTCGTTCACGTCCTTCAGGATGTCGCTTAGCTTGTCCTGTTCAACGCCAACAGTGGCCGCACCCGCTGCGTACTTCTGAAACTCAGTCGTACCCAAGCCAGCCAGGCTGGAAAGCTTCGTGATTTCTTTGGCGGCATTTGCAGACGAAACGACAATACCAGCAAGCACCGTAGGGATTGATACGGCCAGCCCACCGATTGCCACGCCAATTCCTGTGCCAAGGTTAGCGAACGACTTCAGCAGGGCGGCGTTTTGCGCGTCGATTTCCTTGGCGTTCTTCTTTACCGATGCCGACGCTTTGTCGAGCGGGCCAGTAAAGCCACCAATCTTGGCAATAAGGTCTAGCGTGAGAGTGCCAAGTGACGTTGCCATTTATTGCGGTACTCCCCACGCTGCTGTTAGTTCTTCAAGGCTGACAACGCGTTCGTCCATGTGTGGCGCGAAGTCTTGAGGGTGCAGCTTTGCAGCGTCTTTACTGGTCTTGCTGTTGAACCAGTGCGCCAGGAACTGCGCAACAGACGTTTCGATACGCATGCCCGTGTGAAGCGAACCGCGCTTGTTCCTGAATTTCTGCCACAACAGAAATTCGTCCATTGACATCCTTTCTTGAGCTTCAGCGATGGTGCGCCCGCCGATTCCGTTCATGACAAGTTCGCACCATATTTCGTCAACCGCTGTCAGCTCTTGAGCTTTACCGCGTTCTGTACCTTGCCGATTGCAACGATCAGCGCCGTAGTCAGCGCAGGGTCAAGCGCGCCGCGTTCAGGATCGCTGACAAGCTTGCCTTCGCGGTCAAACACCGGCTGCCCAGTGACATCAGCCACGGTGAACACCGCTTTACCGTCTTCGTCACAAACGCTGCTGGCGATACGGTGCGCCATGATGTCGCCTTCGTTAAACGCGTTGATGTCACCGATTGCCGTTTGATACGACAGCGGGCGAATGAACGTGTCAAAAGAATGCTCGCCCCAAGTGATAACCACCGGGACGGGCTTGGCAGAGAACGCTTTCTTTTCATTCAGGGTGGCGATGCTGAGTTTCATTAGGAAACAACCACTTTAGGAATCCATGGCGAAAGTCCCGAGCGCTGCACAGTCATTGCCGTGCTGACAAGGGTGTTGGTTTGGAAGTCAAACGGGAAGTCCGAAATGTAACCTTCGAACGGTAGCCACGTGCGGCTGGTTGGGAACACGAACAGGCCGTTGCTGTCGACGGTTGGCGGAATACCCTTACCGTCAGACCAACCGATGGCCCATTGGATATCCCGGTTTTCGTCGCTGTCTTCGGCGTACAGTTCGTACAGACGAATGTGCGAAGCATACTTCGGGTCAGCCAGCAGGTTGATGGTAGCGGCGCCAGGCGTACGCAAGCCTTTCTTGAAGGTCTTGGTAGTGGCGTCAATGCAGGTGTCTTCCAGCTGGTCAGCCGGTGCACCGCCAGGTGTGAAGCCCGTAGGGCATTCGACCTTTACAACAGCATTGGTGTCGGGGTCGACAAAGTACAACTCCGACCCCTGCGCAAACATACTCATTGTGTGATACCCCTATCGATAGGTAAGCCAGTCAACGTCGAAATCATACCCGAACGCAAGTGTTTGCGCATCCCGCGCTTGATTGCCCCAGCGGACAACATAGCAGACTTCCTGTATAGCATCGCGAATCGCCTGCGTGACAGCGATCACATCATCTGTTGTCACGCCCCAGACGTTCACCTGCACCGTGAACCCGTCAGAGTCAGGGTTATCGGCAAGGAAGTTGGTTGGCGTACCCGCAACGTTCTGCCAAGTAACATACGGCAACGCGCAATCCTTCGGCGCAAGGTTGAACGGGTACATGCGCAGGTCGCCATTGCTGTCACCCAACAGTGCTTGGCAGGTCGCATCAGCACGGCAAGTTTCGTCCAGCGGTGCGAACATCATAGTGTCTTACCTGTCTTGATAGCGCTGGCGATACCCTTTGTCAGCTCGCTCACGAACGCCGACGTTACAGCACCAACATTGTCAGCCAGTGCAGGGCGAAGGAACGGCTTGGCAATCGAAACCTTTGTACCAAATTCGATCAGGCGCCAGTGCGGTGTAGCGCTGCCAGCACCGGACCCTTCGTGGTTGTTCTTCGGAATGCGCGCACCCTTCAGAACACCAATGCGCCAAGCGATATCGCCGGTCGCCTTGTTGCGTCTGCCGTTCCAGCGGATGGCGACGTTTTCGGAAATCTTGCGGCCTGTGCCTGGGTCGTCGTACCGTTCAACCTTAGATTTCGCGGCTGCAACGACGATCATGCCAGCCTTGCGCAATGCAGCACGCCCGCGCTTACCGCGCACGGTGTCGCTGACGTACTCCATATTTTTCAGGACTTGTTCAACACCGATCAGACTGAACGATCCTTCAGCGGCCATCGTTCACCCCCGCCGTACATTTGCAGCGAATTTCACGCCGCCCTGTCGGGTCAAGGTCTGGTTCACCTTCGATGTTGAATATCCGACCGTCCCACACAATACGCATCTTCGCTGTGAGCCCCGGCAGATACCGCAGATTGATGCGCGCTGCAATGTCCGCCTGCTGCTGGTCAGCCGCAATCATTTCACGGCCTGGCCCAGTCAACACTTCAGCTGGAACGTTAGCAGCGAACAGAACCCACGTGACCACCACGCCGCCCATCTGCCCACGCGTTTCAACCTGCTGTTCGATGGTCACGCGGTGGCGGTACTTGCCGGGGTTCGTCGCGTACATTAGATGCCCATCCCCAAGCGGTAATGCCACAGCAGGTTCTCTGCGGCAGGGTTTTCAGCATGGATCGTACCGACAATCCCAGCCGTGCGGTTTTCGTAATAGTCACCGACCAGCAGCAGAATTCCTTGCACAACGGCACGCGGCACCGGGTCAGGTGATTCTGACGACACCACGCCAGGCGGTTGGTTGCGCTTCCACGTGCATTCCGGGTTGTCGTAGATGCCGGGGCGGTTCATGTAGTTCGCGGCGTAATCTTCAGCCGCGTCAATGTTCTGCTGGATCAACAGGTCATCGCTGTCATGGATCACCAGCAGATGCGCTTTCGCTTCTTCAAGCTGTACATAGCTCATTGGTCGACCCGTTTGAACGCAAACGATGTGATACCTTCGCGGCCAAGTTCGGTTTCAGCGTGGTTCATTTCCATCAGTTCTAACCCCTGCCGACCGCACCACGCCACGAACCCGTCAAAGGTCCAGTAATGCAGGTGCTCACCAGGCTTGTAATGCTTGCTGGCCAGCACGTCTGCCATGCCAGTATAGATCGGCATCGACACGAACATCCAGCGCCCAACCTTTGAGACAAACTCTTCAGGGTCCGGGATGTGTTCCAAGCTATCCCAAAACGACATGGCTGGCCAACCGAACTCAGCGTTTCGGTATAGCTTGTTTTTCATTAGCCAACTGTTTGCTTCGGTAGAAACGTCGTACCCATGCCCGCCAGACTCTTGCACGAATCGCCCGCCACCAATGCCGATGTCAAGCACGGTGTTTGGTTTAACGAACTTGCCGACTAGTTCCAGGCGTGCGCGTGTCAGCTCTGCACCCATCTTCGTGTTGTCCAGGTCTTGGTACTTGGCGAAGTAATCACCGCTGTAGTTCATCGGCGGGGCGGTGTGCCACCCTTGGCCGAGTTCTTCAGACCACAGGAAGGTGTTTGTCAGCCCAGCTGGTAAAGTCTGCCGCATGATTGGTAATCCTTTTATCGCAGTTGTGTTCTTTTAGTTTGCACCGACAGAAGTTGTCAGGCACGGAAAATGTGACGGTAGAACCTGGCGGGCAAATCAGTTCAGGCGCATTGAAGCAACCTTGCCCACCACACACCACCCACGCCGGAACTTTCGCCGCCAGGCACGCTGGCACGATCCAACCTATACCGCCGATCACCGCCGACGCACCCTGGATCAGCGCCATCAGCTGCGACACGTTCAGTTCGCCATGATGGTAACGAATGTCAGACGGCGGCAACGGGTCGCAGCCCCACTCCTTGCCATCTTCAAGATCAGCCACCGACACAACCGCATAGCCGCGCTGGCGCGCTTCGTACGCAGCTTGGTAGATGTAACCGGGTTCAGGGTTTCGTGTGTCTGCGCGCCACTCTGCGCGCACTGTGACGGGGCGTACGACGACGTATTTGCTGGAGAAAGGTGACGGTCCAAAGTCTGGCAGGTCGAATTCAGCAGGGTTCACACCGAACGCCATGCGCATCCCACGGATGATGCCGCCCGAGTCATAGCGAATTGAAAGGTTACGACCGTGGCGCGGCCTGATTTGCCACGCGGGTTGACGGGCGATGTTCTTTGACTGGGTGCGCAGTTTGGTATCAGGTCGAACGAAATGGATATCGGGTATCCCGGCGTACAGTTCGGGCCAAGGTGTGTCGATGTAGATTGGACCCTGAAGCGCTTTGACGAAGGCTCGTTGATAAATGTTATCCCCGAGCCCACGCATTGAATTGATGTTGATCAAGGGCGTTCCTCAAATCGTCCCTTCAGCACGCCGATAGCGCCGGTAAGCTGAAGTGTCAAATAATATGTGCCGGGTGCGCGTGCCGCCACAAGATCAGGCGTACTGCCAACGCTTGAGGCAAACGTTGAATTGTCAGCAGCCTTAACCCGCGTAACACGTATCGCGGAACCGCCAGCCAAAGACCCGCCTGTTGGTATAGCTGTAATGACCAGTTGCGGCGCATAAGCTGGCGGTGTTTCAGTCATGCTGTTTGCAGCAACGTACGGTAGCGTTTCGCTAAATACGCCAGTAGGCGTACCACCTGAGAATGTGGCCAACCTTGCTGTTCCAGCCTCAAGTTCTAGCGAAAGGTCGTGAAGTATGAAGTTTACAGGCGCCACAACACGCAGAACGTACGTAGCTGTAGTGGCTGTAGCGAACTCCCTGAACATTTCGAATTCACGTTTTTCAAAGAAGCCGGTTTGACCGACATCAACCCGCAGCCGTGGTTTTGATACGCCAGTTATCAGGGCTGCTGGTGGCTGCGCAAGCACCCGTTCGGCGTGCGTACCATCAAGCATGTCGACCAACAGCTTCGATGTCGCACGAACAAACCTGAACGTTTTGTTAGCCATGATGTCACCCCGCTTAATGTGCGATAAACGGTAGCACAAAAAGAACCCGCCGAAGCGGGCCAAGTGAGGGATTCTGTACCGCACGTGCGGTCTGGCGACGGGCAAACTTCTGAAGACTTGCCATGCTTTCGCATCTTTAACTGTGCAGCTAGGTAAGGCTACGCAGGTTCACAGGGAGCATTCACGTTCGTAAATTACGATAACCGCAAAGCTTCGTCAAGCGACATCCGTTCGAAACATTCAAGCGCTGTCGACCGCGATGCATTGACCACGCGCACTTTGCCGTTCAGTTGCGCTGCGACCTTGCTGAACTGTTCAGGCCACTTGGCGAGCATCCCGGCGTTGCCCAACCCTTTCGGGTGGTCAGCGTGCCAATGCTTAGCGCCGTTCGCACCTGGCGCACAGTCGTAGCCTATCATTACGATAACCTTGGCACCATAATGTGCAGCCATTAAAAGTGCCCCGGCACCACTGTTCAAGCATCCTGCACCGAACATGGCGCGCTCTGCCAACCGCGACTGCGACGACCCAGCACCCCGTACACGCTGACCGCGGAACGCCGCGCTGACTTCCCTGTCGTACTGCTGCCACCACGGCGTATCCATCGCGTACAGCGCGTCAGCCCACGGGGCGAGCCTGAACGATGTGTTGACGACGATTACGCGACGGGTGGCGGGGGCGGCAAGTCGCCAGGCGTGGACGGCTTCGCAATCGGCGGCGGTGAGGCTGGGGCCGCTGGCGATACAGCAGACTTCTTGCCAGGCTTCGCGGGCTTTGCCGGTGGTGGCGCTGGCGGTGGGGTTTGTTCGGACTTTGGGGCGTCGTCGGCAGTTTCCTTGCTTACCAGGCCGGAACGCTGAAGCGCCTTGATGGTGATTGCGTCAAACTCCACGGTGTCGCCCTTTGCGACTTTACCGTTGTGGTCGAAGCTGCGCAGCGCAATTGCTTTAGGCATAACTTATTCTCCAAGATTTATTTAAAGAAAAGGCCGCACGGTGCGGCCTTTTCGTCTTACTGCGTGTTACGACACAACAACCAGGTCGCCGCGCACGAACGCTTCTGGCCGATAAACGGTCAGGGCGAGACGCTCTTCGCACAGGATCGTTACCATGTTTTTCACGAAGTTGTCACGGTCCTCGGTCGAAACCGAAACGGTCATGTCTTCGCGGTCCCACACTTGCGCGCCTTGCTGGAACGAACCAACAAGGAAGTCGCCAGCGTCCATGGACTGGGTTGCAACTACCGGCAGACCCCACAGGGTCGGCGTGGCCACGCCCTGCGGTTGGGTGAAGAGGTAGTTGTCTTGAGTGTTTTTCAACAGCTCAATGGTAGTCCAGTCGATTGGCGACAGAACGATACCATCCGGGTCCAGTTCGGCCAAAACAACCTGCAACATCGCGATGCGCAGACGGTCGATGCTGGTTTCGTTCTGAACGGTAACACCTGGGTTCGCGTACGCGGTGGCTTGGGTCCAGATGCCGTTAATGTTCAGGCCGACGCCAGAACCTTTCAGCAGCTGTGCTTCTTCCTTGAGTTTCAGGCCGTAGCGCAAACGGGTGTCGATGTAGCTTTGCAGCATTGGAACGTCGGCCAGAACCTGACGGGTCGCACGGATCCAGTGGGCAATGGTCGCAACCGGCGCCGAGTCCAGTTCGAAGATGATGTTCGATTCTGGTTTCGGGTTGGTTGGGTTTTCCGACACGACGTTGGCGTTGTTGGTGAAGCCGGATTCGCGAACGAATTCAACACTGTTCGAAGTGGTACGGCCTTGCGCCAACAGGTCGCGGATGGTCAGGCGCTGGGTCAGTGGCTGAACCATACCAACGCGCATCGGCTGGATGTTGGCACCAGCAGAACCCGGCAGGCTGGTGATGGCCGCTTTGATTGGCAGGCTGAACGAATGCTTGCCGCCACCTTGGGCGCGAATGGCGAAGTCGCTGAAACCTTCAGCGGCAACGAACAGTTCACCCATGGATTCGGACTTGACGGTTTTACCTTCGCCGCTGTCGAGTTTGACGATCAGCTGTTCAGCTGCCTTCAAGTCGGTCTTCAGCTGCGCGCTTTCGAGCAACAGCTTGTCGACGTCGGCCTTGGTGTCTTTCGACATCTGCACGGCGTTCTGAACGGCAGTCGCCGAATCATCGGCATGCTTTTGCAGCTTGACCGTAACTTCGGACAGGCTGGCTTTAATCTCTTTACTCAGGTCTTCGATGGCGCTCATTTGAGTACATCCCGTAGCTGTATGGAAAGTTGGGTTAGTTCTTCACTGACAGCGCTGGGCATGTCTTCAGGCTCTTCGGTAGCGCTAGGCGTACCTTTGATTTCTTGCAACAACTTACGGCGCTCTGTACGCGGCATGCCTGACTTCGCCAGGGCGCGGTCAAGCTTGGCGGCAGCGCTCGCACTTTCGCTATCATCACGCGAAACTTGATCGGCTGCAAGTAGGGAATCCGCGAAGCCAATTTCAATCGCTTCGCTACCACCGATCCAGCTTTCAGCGTCCATCAACGCTTGCGCCTCTTCAATGGACATACCAGACCGCGCCGAGTAGATATCGGCCATCGCCTTGTCAAACGGTTCAAGGTAGTCGGCGTAACTGCGTAGATCGTTACGGTTGCCAGCCACAAGGATCCAGGCGTTGTGGATCATCAGGAAGCCAGCACGGGCAATCTCTACCGTGTCACCACCCAACGCCACCACCGACGCGGCAGACGCCGCAACGCCCATGATCTTCGTTGTGACGGTGCCTTTGTGTTCGCGCAACAGGTTGTAGATGGCTAACCCTTCGAACATGTCGCCGCCAGGCGAGTTGATGTTTACGGTCACGTCATTTTCGGCGCCGATGTAGCGCAGCAGGCCAGCAACACGGGTGGCGGTCCACCCTTCGCCGGTCCAGTAGTCTTCACCGATCACGTCGAAGATGTTGATGGTGTTGGCTTCGTCAGACGTTGCCGCCTTTATCGACGCGTCCCATTTGTTCAACGCGCCCGTCGATACGTCAAAGCGCACGTCTGCGGTGGGGCGTTTGTTGTAGCCTTGCGGCAGACCTTTACGCTTCATTGGTTGGCACCTTCGGTACGGTTTCGCCAATCTTGTCGAGTGGCATTGTGGCAGAGTTTACGGTAAGTACTGCGGCGTTCCCACCCATCGGCGGCAGGTTCTCTTTTTCGCGCACTTCGTCGCGGGTCTGCATACCGCCATCAGTCATGGCCTTGTAGAACGCAGCACGGCCAGCGCTATCAGCGCGCAGCAGACCTTCAACGTTGAATTCAGCATAGAACTTTGTCTGATCCATCGGCGACAACAGATTCATGTTGATCGCCTGTTCAATGCGAGTTAGCCACGGGCGCAGGGTGAACGTCAGGAACGCAATCAACTGCTGTTCGATCCCGGTCCCGAAGCTTGTACTGTTCGTGGTGTGGCCAACCATCCACGGCGGAACCCTGAACCACCGGCAAATCTCTTCGACGCTGAAGTTGCGGGATTCCAACAACTGCGCGTCCACCGGGTTGATCCCCAACGGTGCGGCGGTCAGACCATTCTCAAGCACTGGCGATTCACCGGCATTCAGCGCACCACTGATGCGCTTCACGTAATCGCGGAAATCGTCGCGATCCTTCGGACTGAGTTTACCCGGAAGGCTGAACGCAACGGTCGGTAGCATCCCCTTTTCAAATGTACTGTTAGACGCGTTGGCAGCGGCCAGCGCCGAGCCGAACACGCCAGCACCGTACATCACCGACGACACGCCCCAGTCCCCGTCAAGGGTGAAGCCGGGGATACGGAACACTTGCGCTTCAGTCAGCGTGCGTTGCGTACCATCCTTGAGCGTGTAGCGGTACTGGCGCTTCCCGTTGACGGTACTGCACGACAGACGCCGCGGGTCAAGGAAGTTCAGGGCGATCAACTTGGGACCAATGTACTTGGGTTCCGCGATACCATTGCCGCCCATCAACATCGCCACGATCATCGCTTCCCAGAACACCGTCGCCGTGCTGTTGGCGTTCGGCTGCGTGTGGATGATGTCATACAGTGGGTGCTTCGTGGCTGTGATGCGCCCTGTGGGCGTTCGCTCGTAAATCTGAAGGGGGAGAGTCGATATCGTCTCAGCGATCAACCTGACGCACGACCAGACCGCCGAAAGCTGCATCACGGTCTTTTCGTTCACCACCTGGCCAGCAACGTTGTTGTTCGCGAACAGGCGCCAGAAATCATCGGTCATCAAATCAATCGGAACGCCGAGCCAGTCAAGCAGGGCGGCTTTAACACGGCCAGGTTTCTTTAATGATTTCATGCGATCAAGAGTTCCCCAAAGGATACAGTTTCGTCAACGTCCGCAAGCATAACGCCAACCGCCATCAGCAACGCCGACATGTCGTCGATCTTGTCGGGGCTCTTTTGTTTGTCTGGCGCCATGTTCAAGTTTTGATCCTTGCGCGCCACGATGTTCGATGCGCACCAGTTTAGCACCGGGTCGCCACCGTGGGCCAGCTTGCCTGAAATATACGCCATTTCAAGCTTCTGCATTGCCGGGTGGTACGACTTGGGACCCTGGATAAATTCAACCAACGGATACTGTTTGGCAACCAGACGGTTCACAAGGTCAATGGCGTTCCACTTGTCGAACCCGATGTTGATGATGTTGAACCGTTCGAACTGCGCGTCGATACACGCTTCAATCACCGCGTAATCAGTGACGTCGCCTTCGGTTTGCAGTAGATACCCGGCTTCGACCCACCCGGTGTATTGCACAGTACCAGCCTCTGTGCGCTGTGCCACGGCGTTGTCAGGCACCCAGCGCCACGCATACGTGTAGATCACATCACCGACCAGCCACACAAGCCTGAACGAACACAGGTCGCTCACGCTCGCCAGGTCAAGACCACCGTAGCACGGGAATTGCTCAAGCCAGGTCAGGTCGACCACGCCGCCACAACGACCCCACTTGTTCAGGTCGATCCAGCCAGACGCACCAGACGCCGCACGGTTCACCCGCTTGATTTTGAATTCTGCCATCTTGCTTGGCATGTGCTTCGCTTCGACCGCTTCCTTTCGAATCTCTTCTGCAAGGTGCGGGTTCACATCCATCAGCGGGTTGGCCTTGATCCAGACTTCAGGGTCAAGTTCCTTGTCCGCTTTGATCTTCAGCGTTTTGTTTTCGTCGTCGATCTTGTAGAACACCACCAGGAAGTGATCAGCAGTATTGCCAAACACGCCAGCCAGCAGGCGCAGAGCAAACGAGCGAATATCCGCCCACGGGCCTGGACTGGTGTAACCCTCGGTTGTGGTGTAGAGCCAAAGGGGGTTGCCACGTGCGCCCGCAGCAGAGCGCAGTACGTTGAGTAGATCCGGCGTCTTGTGTGCATGGATTTCGTCCAGGCCAACATGCGAAGGGTTCAAACCGTCCTGTGTGCTGGCCTTGGCATGGATTGGTTTGAAGGTCGACCCCTTGTCGAAGATGGTAATGGCCTTGGCCCACGTGGCGAACCCGAATTCATCGCGCAGGTCTGGCGTCATTTCCACCATGCGCTTCGCAGCCTTGAAGATGATTTCAGCCTGGCTGTACGTGGTGGCAGCGCTGTAAATCTGCGCACCGGGTTCAGGCTCGCACGCTTCGCAATACAGCAGCACACCCGACGCAAGCACAGACTTGGCATTTTTTCGCGCAACTGCAAATAGTGCCGAGGTATACCGACGCGGGCGGAAGTAACCCCACCCGTCGATTTCACGGCCAACAGGTTTGCGGAACCCGAACAGCTGCACAACGAAGAAAATGTGCGACGGGTGCATCACAATCGTTGGCGTATCCCACTGCCCTTCAACGTGCGGCAACTCTTCGATGAACCGGCAAGGGTCGTTGGCGTGCCAGGGGTCGAAGATGAACGGCGGGTCTTTCGCTTCGGCGCGCTTCAGGTCGTCAAGGAATCGCTTTGACGCTTGCTGAATTTCCAGGCAGTGACGCTTGCGCTTCTTGTCCGCAATCGCACCCTTCGCGTATTCGATGGCGATGGCCACGAAGTCCTTTTCGTCGGTCATGCAGTCAGCGCCCTATGCGCCAAACCGATAGCGAGTGTGACAAGCGCTGCAAGCATCATCCAGTTGATTACAGTTTCAGGACACACCTTGCGCAACTTGCCGTTTGCTTTGCGGCGCACACCGGCACGGTCGATGGTGTCACCGTGTTGACCGATGCGCATTGGCGGTGGTGAGGGTGGCGTTGACTTGCCGGTCGCACCGTTCAAACCAATGCGCATTGGTGCTCTGCAATTCTCGCACTTGCAGCCGTAACGATGTGCTGTGCTCATTCTTTAGGCCTCTTCCCAACACTACTGAATCGGTTCTTAGGTTTTTCGTCTGGCGTTCCGGTTGGTGCACCTTTGACTTTACCTTGCGATGCCGGTGTTAAACCGAAGTCGTTCATCATGTTACGCAGCGTTCCAAGCATCGCAGCGTTTGGCACGACCTGCGCGCAATACATCTGGACGATGTTCCCATGCAGTGCGCAAAGCTGTGCGAGTGCAGATAGGGAACCGTCAGTTAGCAATTCCTTTTCTATCAAGATTGGCGCAAGGCGTAACCATTCCTTGATTCCATGATTGTTCAACCACAACGGCGGCGGAGGAATCTCACAGATAGGTTCCTCTATCTGTATCTCAGAGATAGAAGCTCTATCTTTTCTATCTGTTCCTGCCAGCACCTTCAGGTGCGGCGGTACTGGTC